TTATAGCAACGATATCACAAATACACCTTGGAGGGAATCAATTTGGAAATTTCGTTTTCTGATTTTTTGGCAAGGGCAGAAGCTTCACATGGGGGTAGGTATGATTACGTCTCGGGTTTTTTTCCTGCACACCTGACCGCGAGGATCCCGGTAACGTGCCAGGCGCACGGAGTCTTTTACCAGCAGATCAGGAGGCACCTGGGCGGGGCCGGGTGCTCTGCATGTGCCAGGCAAAGAAATGCTGACCTGAAGAAGACTGGCCGACAGAGTTTCGTGGAGAAGGCGCAGGCAGTGCACAAAGGTAAGTTCAGCTACCCCGAGTGGGCATCCGCACCGGGGGCTCACGACAAGGTCCCTGTAGTCTGCCCAGTTCACGGGGAGTTCCAACAGGCGGTAGCATCGCATTTGGGTGGTGCTGGGTGCAGAAAGTGCGAGAACGCCAGTCGTAGGGGGTCGGGGGGTTTAACCTTCACTGAGTTCATGGAGGCTGCCGGCAAGAAACACGGTCAATTCTACACGTACCTCGATTGGGTGGGGCGGCGGCAAGTAAAAGACCTCGTTCATATAACGTGCCCTTTGCACGGGGGGTTTGAGCAGAGAATTCAACTCCATCTACTCGGTAGGGGCTGTACTCGCTGTGGCTACTCAAAATCAGCAGATAAAAAGGCGCTAACATTTGAGGAATTCAAAGCCAGAGCCACAAAGATTCACGGTGAGAAGTATATCTACACTCCTTGGCTCGGGAAAAAGCAATCTAAGGATAGGTACACAGCTTTGTGCCCCGCCCACGGAGAGTTCTCGGCTATCTTGTCCTCCCACTTCACTGGCAGGGGGTGCAGGGTGTGTGGATCAAAAGCGGCTGCAATCAAGCGAAACTTAGGGTGGGAGGGCTTCCTACGAAGAGCCAGAGACCGGCACGATAACTTGTATACTTACCCACCACAGGAGTACAGCAGCAACGCGCAGAAGATCAAGATTGTTTGCCTCCTGCACGGGGAATTTGAGCAAACGGCAGCAGAACATCTCGCGGGCCACAAGTGCCCGGCTTGCGTCGAGCAGGCCAAGCGCGAGAGGGTCTTAACTTTTGACGACTTTCTAGCCGCGGTAGGTGCTGGGGTAGAGGGTAAGTACTCCTGGAAAATGCCAGAAACTTATTGGGGGATGAGCACACTACTGGACTTAACCTGTCCTGAGCACGGCGAGTTTCAGCAGTCTGGCGCCGCGCTGCTTAAGTCTGCCATACCCTGTCCAGAGTGCAGGCACACGGATATGCGCAGAACATACACTGGCATAGCCGCTCAGATGCACGCCTTACATCCCAACCGCGACTGGGAGTTCGTAGAAAGGGGCGAGGATGATTTGCTGGTTTTTCATTGCGATGGCGTAGATTCTGCCGGCAAAACTCACGGAGTGTTTAAGACAGGGTTGTCTAATTTTAACAGAGGGGTCGGCTGCCCCAAGTGCGCCAGGAAAAGGTCCAAGTCAGAGTTTGAGGTGAGGGACTTCATTAGCTCGCTCGGGCTGGACACCGCCACAGGGAGCAATAATACGCTGCCAGGGTTAGGAAAATACCAACTGGATATTGTGATACCTGAGGAAAGGATGGCTATAGAGTACAACGGACTGGTCTGGCACTCCGAGCGCTTTAAGCGAGAAGCAAAAAACGCTCACATAAACAAGACCAAGCTCGCCGAATCCCTAGGCTATCGGCTGATTCACATTTTTGAAGACGAGTGGCTGGAGAAAAGAGAGTTGGTCGAAAACCGACTGAAAGCTATCCTTGGGGTGGGGGTTGTCAAGCTCCACGCAAGAAAAACAGAAGCGAGGACAATACCAGCCCGCGTCGCCTCAACCTTCCTAACGGCCCACCACATGCAGGGCAAAGGCCCTCCGTCTAAGTACAATTATGGTTTGTTTTACCAGGGCGCGTTGGTCGCCGTGGCCACCTTCGCCAAGGCTCGGTATTCCAAAGCTGATGACTGGGAGCTGGTTAGGTTCGCGGCCTCTGCCCGCGTAGTCGGAGGAATGTCAAAGTTACTTGCTGCGTTCAAGCGAGAGGCCAAACCAACTGGCACGTTAATCTCCTATGCTGATCGCAGGTGGAGCGACGGCGGGCTGTATAAGGCGCTTGGTTTTGAATTTGCAGGTAACACAGAGCCTAACTATTTCTACGTCAAAGGTCAGAAGAGGTTCTCCCGGGAAAAGTTCCAAAAGCATAAATTGGAGGGTAAACTAAAAAAGTTTGACAAATCACTTTCAGAGGTGATAAATTGCAGCAACAATGGGTTTTACCGTATTTTTGATTGCGGCAGTAGCCGCTGGAGATTGCAACTGTAACTCTGACCACAACCCCCGGAGGAGGACCACAACATGGCGTTTTCCAGAAAGTCAGTCAAGAAAACGATTGCCGCTGCCCCAGAGCCCGAGTTTGTCCCGCTGCCCGATGAGGTGCCCGCTGCCGACCCGGTTGCTGAGGTCACCGCTGCTGCTCCGCCCCCTGTGTCTGAGTTCATCTTGGTTAAGGCGGTAAAAAGCAACCAGTACGAGCCATTTCAACGTATCGCCATTCCTACTGATCACGGTGTGCCGGTGAAGCGGTCCAACTGGGTGACCGCGCAGTTGAACGCTGGCGTCATCACACATGCTTAGCGATTACACCACATACGACAGTGTCCGGGCGGTTCTTGGTGTGTCCAGCCGGGTGTTTCCAAACACCGCCATGGAAACAGAGGTGTACGCCCTGGCGCTCCGCGTGGAGCTGGCTCAGATTGGTCCTGAACTTGATCAGGACTACATAGATCTGATAGACGAGTCTGTGCTGATCGTCCCGGCCGCGCAGAACTTCTACAACGCCGTCCGCCTGTTCTCCGCACACGCTGTAGCGTTCAAAGCCCTGACCGCCTTGCCGGAGCTGTCTCCAATCTACATCAGCGACAGTAAGGCAGCACTGCGTAAGGATAAATCAGAGGTAGCCGCGGCAGTAACCAGTGAATACGCCAAGTACAGGCGCCACCTGGCTGCGGCCTATGCCGCCTACCTTGGTACGGCCGCACCTGATCTGTTTCAGCCAAGCTTAATGGCAGTGTCTTCACCTGACTTCGACCCCGTTACGGGGGGCTGAATATGGACCTCTATGACGCCGCCCAGTATTTTGATAAACTGACGGCGACCGACGCCTATTCTGGCGCCACTTTGTTCACCTGCCAGATGGATCAGTACGACAGTACCGAGCGCGACAGCGTAACCGGTTGGCGTCGTACTTGTTCCGCCCCTGTGATCGTTGTGCCGGCTCGCCGGGCTATCAAGGTCAACGGCAAGGCTTATCTTGTGGGGCGCACCCAAGAAGATTATTTCAACGAGTATGTCATTCGGGAGCATGCCCTGCTCCACCCTTCTGACGGGATATTCACTCTCGGCAGTGCCAAGCAATTTCTCACAGAGACGCATCTGCTCTCATACCTTCATGGGGCGCAGTCCCTGCTCCAGCAGAAAAAGGAGGAGGGAGAGTCCTCGCAGCTTTTCAGTTTCTACAGTATTTACGTAGGGCTCAATGAAACGGCTACGAAAGACCAGATCGTGCAAGCGCCGGACGGCACGTACTACCGGATTCAAAACGTCGAGATTCAGACAGGCCAGTACAAGACCCTGTCTGCAACTGAGTTGGGGGCCTCCGCGCTTCTCCAGGTGTCCTACATATCGTCCTCCGGCGGTTATGATCCGGTCACCGACTCCTCTGGCGCGGAGGCCCCTATTTTAATCACAGCCTTTTTCGAGCGCTATCAGACGAACTACAGGTACATGACCTGGGCCTCTGACCGGTTCCGTAATGGCGACCGGGTGCTAACCGTTGATCAGGACGATATCCCGGAGCCGGCCAACAACGACCGGGTGCAGGTGAACGGCAGTGATTACAAGGTGCTGTCTGTACAGAGTGACGACATGGGGTGTTGGGAGCTGCACCTGCGAGCTGCGGATTTCAATCTCACGAGCGGCGGGTGACCATGGGTATATTCTACGTCAACCCAGTGGCAAAGGATAAGTTCATCAAGGAGCTTGATGCCGCGGTTGCTAAGATGGTGAAGGACGCGGACGACGTGTTCAGAGGTTTTGTGACCGCAACCTTTCACAGGGTGTTGATGGAAACTCCGCAGTGGAGCGGCAACGCAGCATCAAATTGGAACGTATCGAAGAACGCGCCGGACGGAACGGTCACTTACACGCTCAAGAAGGCAGCGGCCCCAGACAGATCCGCCAGAGCAGGCCTCCTCGGGGAGTGGGACTCCCCTTATGGTCCTGCGGGCGCCAAGGGCGACCCCAGGGGGGTGCAGATGGCTACCAGACGTGCCGCCGCAACGCTCCTAACTGTCTCAATAAACGACAAAGTTTTCCTGTGCAACTCCGCAGAATCCCTTGACAACAAAAGTTATATCCAATACCTTGAAGAAAACCCGAACAATTTTCTGCGTGCCGTAAATAGTCCGGGACATATGGTGGAGAGGACAGCGAACTCTGCTGCCAGCCTGGGTAAGCTGACGCCGCTACAGGAGCTGGGCTTGATGTCAGTGATACCCGGGCAGGTACATAATGGGGCGGTCGGAATTTGAAGACCTGGGAGCAAGCGAGACAGCTTATTTACGGGCACTTCATCAACGGGTGGGCGAACCACTTGCCTTACTTCATTGAAGGCCATGAGGAGCCTGACCTTGCTGTGCAGACAGCCCCCTTCGTTCTTCTACGGGTGAACCCTACGCGGGTTACGCAACTTGCGATGGCGGGGATGAACCCGCCCAAGAGAGGGTTTGGAGAAGTAGAGATAACGGTGTTCACCCCATTCACAGTAGGTGCCAAGACCAGGATGGACGCGGTAGACCGGTTATCCGGATTGTTCGCCGCCACCGGAGTGGGCGAAATAGTTTTCCGGGACGTAGCAGTGCTCTCACTCGTTGAGGGCAAGAATTGGCGCAGCCAGGTGGTCGTCGCCAGCTTTTATTTTGAACTATCTTTGACAGGAGTATAAGCCATGACAACTGGAACCTCTCAAGCGTCGACCAGCACAGCAAGTCTTGCCTACAAAGAGGAGACAGCTTTTGGCGTGGTAGCATCAGGCGCCCCCAAGCTTCTTCGGCACACCGGCGAGAGTCTCGCCTATTCATTCACCCAGGCTGAGTCCGCAGAACTTAACGCCTCCGGCCAGGTGGCCGATGCGGTCATCACTGACGCTTCCGCCTCTGGTGGTTTCAACTTCGAGGCACAGTACAAGGAGTTTGATCCCTTTATTGAGGCTCTGCTGCGGAATACTTTCAGCAGCTTCGGCACCGGGGGCGTCAAGACTCTGACCGTGACCTTTGCCAAAACCGCAGGCACCATCACAGGCAC